CAGCACCCGAGGTCATGAACCTCGGTACCAGTCTTGAACTGGAGTGCTGTATGGGTCAGGCTCTGTCGTCTGACCCCATAGTTCTTAGAGCTTGGGAGCGGGCTTGTTCGGGCCGGTCCAGTTGGCAGGCTTGGAAGTACCTTCGTACTTGTACTCTTCCTTGGCGGCATCAAAGGAAACGTAGCGGTCGGCTGCGACCTGTTTCTTGATGAACGCACGCATCTCGAGGCGTCCCATCTTGGTGAGCTTGAAGACTTCGCCTTCACCGATCACGGTACCGATGGTATTCTTGAACAGGATGTTCATGAAGTCCTGAGCCGGGGCACGTGCCACGCCGGGAGTGCGACCTTCGCCGGAGAGGTATGCAGCAGCAGTTTTCTCTTCGAGGGAACCGAGGCGAGCGGCCAGGTCGGAGAGCACCTTGATCGCGGCTTTCTTCTTGGCGATCATGCGCTTGGAAGCTTCGTTCTTCTTGGCAGCTTTTTCTTTGTCCGTGGTTGGGGTTGCGACTTCGGCAACTTCACCTTCGGTCTTCACAGCAGCTTTCACTTCATCTTTCTTTTCAAACATTGTAGTCTCCTTGTGTGTCGTCGTGGCGGATTAAGATACTAGGTATCTTTTCCTAATTTCTATAATTATTATAACTTACTTTAGAACTTTTGTAAGCCCCCCCTTTTCTCTTTTTTCTAACTTTTTTATGGGAAAAAATCTCCCATTTTCAGTCCGGATCATTCCAGCAGTCCTTTGCTTTCTTCCTCAATGACAATGTTGAAGCTCTTGCCCATTGTCCTCTTAAAAGCTTCCCGTTTCATTTTGAGCATATTGAGCTCCATGATCTTCTCATCAATGGAACGGTTCATGGAACGTATTACATCATTGACATCAAAGACCATCTCGTAGGGGTTGCAGGGTGCGATCTCAGTGTCCTTGGTCTCTGAGTTGTACGCCAGGAATGTGAGTGCACCGTATCGGTCTACAACAAGAAGTTCAATGGTGGGCTGACTCTTGAACTCTGTGAATCCTACAATTGTACCATAACGTACATCATAACTGCTGTACCCTTTTGTCAGCACCTTGACAGGTGTCCCCACTTTGTACTCAGTGAGTACTGTTGCCTGGCGAAGATCAATTTCCATCTTGATCCCATTCACCTCAATAATCCGCTTTGTTTCATCACTCATTTCAATGCCTCCTTAATGGCTCTTATACACTCTTTCAGAGTGAAAGGGTTACAATCTTCTTCCTTCGCTTTAGCAAGGATTGCTTCTTCCGTTGTGGGCAGTCCCCATTTGTTCAGCTTCCGTGGATACTTAAAGGTGTTCACGGAGGAGAAGAAATGGTAGTTGTCATAATCACGTATCATGAAGTAGTCATAATGTGTCCCGTCTCCTGGCTCATTGATTATGTGCTCTGCTTCAATACTTACTTTCATATCTGAACCTCCATTTGATTGTAGTTGATACGCCATTCTGTAAGCATCACAGGAAGTGAGCACTTATCCAATGGCTTCAGCATCCATACTTCATCACGGGCATAGAACAGAACCTTGTACTTTTCTCCATAGTGGGATTGTAGCATGTCGCCCTCTTTTATAGCCATACCTTTTGAGTCCCATGTAGGGCAGATTCTTAGTCCCTGGTGCATATCAGTGTCCCCTCCCACTCAGGTGCACGGAACTCTGTCTCACTGACCCAGTAAACAGAGTAGGCACGGGGATTGCTCTTTATGATCCCTCGGGCCACGTTCCTGATTCGCCAGACCTGCCGATAGTGACAGGGAATAGACCAATCACTACCAAGAGGATGCTTGCCCTCTTTGTCTTTTACGAAGAACCAACCATTTCTTTCCATTTCCCACTCCTTACAAGGTATTGTTAAATAACTGAAACAACGATGATGACAATTGAGGCAGCTTGGCGGGTCTGGTGTCATTAGTATGCCTGCCACAATTATCATCATCCCAATTAACGTCAGGGCAACCATATCTTAATCCTATTAAGTATAGTCTTGGCTGCATCTTTCTTGCCACTGAGCCATGCTGTGTGTAGTGCACAGTGTCCTCCTCCAATAGGACAGGAGGAACAAGGACACACTTCACAAAGAGGACAATTGGACTTGAGCTCCTTCAGCTCCTCCCAATAAGGTGTCTCTTCCTTGGATCGGCATTCAGGGTGTGAGGCCAAGTATGACCATACTCTGATGCTTAGTTCTTTGGCTTCGGTTTGGGTCATCCCTCCTCCTTAATGAACTTATTCCAACCATCAATTATGTCTCCTGCTGAATCGATGATGGCCCAAGTGTAGTGGGCCAAGTGACCAACATAGGCAAAATGTTGTGCTGACTTCATTTCCCCGCCATCGAAGGATACTACAAGAGCCGGGGTTGTTGTGATCATGAACAGAACCTCACCGCGAGTCATCTCTCTTATTTTCATGCTTTGTACCACCATATTGTCAGCCCCTCTCTATCCGGGGTCAGATGGTAACCTTGCAGGTTCAAGGTTAATCGTAAGTCATCAATAACCGGTCCTTCAATAAGTGCCCTGTAGTGTCCCTTGTTGACCGCAGCCTGAACTGTGCCCATTACTCTCTTGTAGCTGTCAGTGGCTGATATTACACTGACCGTCCTGTCACACGCTTCTCTACTCGTCATCATACTCCTCCTCTTCTGCATTGTCAATGATTATCTGGTCCCATTCGCCGTCGATGTCAATATCGACATCATCCAGTGTTGCTACATCGATCTCAATTTCACCTCCTTCCTCAGGATCCCCCGGGTCACCATTTCTCTTGTACATTGTTGCTGGGTGATAGTCTGTTATTCTACCTTCAAAGTGATAGACTCCATCATCATTGTCATAGTCAAAATTGAACGTCTTCATCTTACCATCCCCTTATTATTTGTAGTATAGTGTCATAATCCTTGCTGTCCCAATAAGGTATGCAATCCACAAAGGGACAGAGGTCACAATTGAAGTCAAAATGCTGACAGAGCTCATCACCATCAATGGAAGGCCATGTGTGGTCTTTCTTATGCTTCTCCCATTGAGAGATAAGACGGAGCTTTAAGGCATCCTTGGATATTATTCCTTTAGCCATTTTTCTTCCCCCTTTTCCCATTCAATGGACACTTGTGGGGATAGAGAACCGATGGTTCTTCATTGAGGATAAAGATGCATGGATCCTTAGGGTCACAGGTGTATGTCATTTCTTCCCCCTGCTTTGAGAGTGATAGGCCATACATATCTCACAGTCGGGGATCCCGAGAATGGGGTCGAGGCGGAAGGTTCCAGCCTTGTGGTGCATGGAGCATGAATCGTGGGTATTGATGTATGTTAGCATCAGTGTCAGTATACGTTGAACAACACGATCACGAGGGGACAGGATTGCTGGTGGGGTGAGACGGCGGATCAGGTCACGGAAGTTCAGCCATCCTTCACCGTAGTATGGGCAGAGGTTACAATTGCTGTCACAGTCCAAGGTCTCCGGGTGCAGGGATGCGAAGTGACAGCAATTATACTGTCTTTTGAGGTCGTGGAGCATTAAGGTGCGGATGAAGCGTGTGTCCGGTAGTGACCGAATCAGGGCTTGTAGTTCAGGATGATACATTAGGGACTCCTTTTTGTTAAGGGAAATCACTTTAAGGACAAGCAAAATCTAAGTCTTTATGGGACATGGAGTTAGGTATTTTAGAGACTGGGATAGCTTAAGTCCTTATAAGATAAGAAGATATGAGTATGACACGGGGTAGAAAAATGTCATTCTCAAATTCATGGAGAGAGATTCAAGGACTTTTTTAGTGTAAGTCCTTGCTACTAAAGAAGAAGACAGGAAACGGGGTATAGGGGTCATCGGGTAGCGATTTCACTTGACATGATTCATGAAACTAGCTAAAAAGGGCTCGTTTTAGGATTTTTCACCTTAAGTTACCCCGCTTTAATTTCTTTTATTCTATAACTCCTTTTAATGTAAGAACTTACATTATACTAATCTAAAAAATATATCTATAATAAGAGCTTTTGGGGACTCCTTGAAAAGTATCCCCGACACTCTACCCATTGTTGTCATTGAAACGCGAAACGGATCATGAACAATGCAGCCACGAGCCACCACGTCTTGCCTCTTGACCACACTGTAACGATGCATGCACCAATGACCAAGAGATCAACCACGCTTCCCATACAACCCTTCCAGATGAGTGATGAGCCTGTCCGTGATCAGCTCACTGATAGGAAAGTTGTTCCAGTCTGAAGCATCATCCCATGCGCTCAGCAGCATATTGTCTTCAAGGTCCTGCACCTTGCCAAAGAACTGTCTCATCAGCGCTTTGTGCTTTATGAGTATGCAGGGTGTTCTTGCACACTCGTAGAGAAAGCCGAGTGTGTTGCCTTGTGTGAAATGCAGGCTGAGTAGTGCTGCATTGTCATCCATCACCCGTGCCAAGGATATGATCCGTACACCCTTAGCCTCCACATAGTCATCAGTGAACTGTCTGATAGTCATTCGTCCTCCCATGTAACCACTATGTTACTGTCATCCGCTACTATTACTGTACGCCGACCATTGATCGTGCACTTGTACAACCCAAAGATCTTTACCATCTGCTTAGCGATGGCATAGAGCATATTAGGACATTGGCTCAGCTTCATTGTCTCGGCCATTTAAACACTCCTCAGCGCTATCAACCAAATGGCATCTTCAAGAGTAGATCCTGCAGTGTGCCACTTCCCATCCCATTTCACGTACCATATGCCATGTTCTCGTTTCATACTTCCCCCCATGCATCAAGCAAATTGTAGATATGATTCTCTATATCCGTCGACAGCTTCGGCTCGATGATATAGTCTTCCAGTTCATCATTGGTGTACAAGGCCCAAGCTGTTTTGAGCCAGTCATCATTCGATTCATCAACCAGCTCATTGATCATAGTGACCATCTCTTTCAGTTCGTAGTGCTTGCAGTACACTTCCCACATCTTGCACTGACGCAACGGTGCATCAGCTATGTACCGTCTGTAGACCCTATAATCGTAATCAAGTGTAGTCGCAGTGTCGATGTAGTGCCACTTGATCCTTTCCCATTCATCGGAAGAAATGATGCGGGTAAGATCATTGTCCATGATTACGCGATGATACGGCTCGAGGGACGGATCAAGTTCATTGATAAATCCGCATAAGCCATTCAACTCATCCCAACTGTACGTTTCCAGCATGGCACGGGCCAGATCACCATCCGGCACTGCAAAGTCACTCAGCCATTCATCCACTCTTCTTTTCATCATACATTTCTCCTTTAACCAAATATCAAATCAGGCAGTTCACTGCTCGATTTATTATAATCAAATACAGCTAAATCAAACATTTCACTTGTTGAATCAGCTATGCTGCAGAACAAGTGATAGTTATTCAACTGTAAAACAGCTTGTAAGTCACAAACAAGCATTAAGTCACGAATCAGTTCTATTTCAAAACGAACACACCCATACGTGCAGCACATACTGAACGCTTCTTTATAGTTCTTATTAACCAGGTGTATGAGATATTCTTTCGAATAATCATCATCTTCAAACTTTTCAGCGATCCAACGACTACGGTTAGTCATGTCATCAATCACATGTTCTCTGAGCTTTTCTTTAGTCTGTTCATTCAAATACATCTTGACCCCTTTACAGTCATAAGACTGTTCATTCAATGACTATCTGAGAGTAGATAGTCATCAATCAGCATTCTTATACTCGTTTCTCTCCACTTGATGTATACATTTTTCCATGGCCATCTGGCTCAATATCAAACGAACATTTAGCTTTGGCACCACGTTCGAACATGTAGATGGTATGACCATCTTGTGTGGTCCAACTGTCCATCAACACCCAACCAGTGTTAAATCGTTTAATTACTTCCTGCATGTTATATCCCTCCACATTGTTCGAACTGTACATCAGTGTTTCCACGAGTAATAGTCATTGAACTGTTCAAAGTGCCATCTGACCAAGCTGAACATACTAAGCCTTCAGCCTGTTCTGCGGATTTTGCCTGAACGAAGTAACTGGTCTGTTCAGTTACAATTATTTCATATGTTTTCATTTTCCGCATGATAATACCACCTTGCGATCACGCTTGAGAGGCAAGCGGGGAGCTTTGATGCTGTTAGGCTTCTGACTGCTCAGGGCCTTCTTCAATCGATCACATGCTTCATTCAGTTCATTCATACTGTTCTCCTTTAGAACTATATTTTATACGCGTTGTAACAGCTATTATACAGCTAAACATCCGTGTGTTCAACTTTCTTTCATTCATCTATTTATATCCTGTACGTGGTCAATGAAACCCACTGAGATATTTCCATATGAAGTTCATCGAAAGAGAGGGGAAGTGAGTAGAACTCTTCAAACACTTTTTCTCTTCGAGTGTACTAGATTCATACTCTTTGATCAATGCCCGTGAGGCTAGATAATACTCGTTCATCTTTGTGATCAGCTTACTGCTCTGTACATTGCTTTCGTTCATACTTGTCTCCTGTGTGTTGTGCAGTTTGTTTAAGTTATATCTCCCGTGTGGGAGATATAACTTATCTCTATTCAAGATGCATTCGTATGGAATTATTATCACCCCAAACAATTACCATTGAATAACCATCGTTTATTGCCCAATGAAAAGCATTCCAATAAGATCTGAACTTCATTGTGAATACGAATGAATGAACTTTGTCCATACTGTTCTCCTGTTGAAGCTTGTATATAATAGTTTCATACAAAACTATTTATTAAATATTATTGATTGATAAAATAATATTTAATAAAAAGTTTCAAAAAGTTGAAAAACGAAAAAGTGGTAAAGTTTTTCAACCTTACCACTTTTCATATATTCACTTCTTTACATACACTTCTTTACCATCAATCATCTTAACATCATAACCCTTCTTTAACACCTCTTTAACACCCAACTTATATTCACTAAATACATTCATTATATCCATACCATCAAAATCAATCTTCTTTACACCCTCACCCCTACTATCATTTATAAAACTTTCACATAACTTTTTATAATCCATACCCATATAAACAACAAACTTTTCATCATTCTTAACATAATCAAACATCTTTTTAATTCTACTATACTTTTCATCATTACACTTTTTACTTAAATAACACTTATAGTTTTTCATAAACAAATCGTCATTTACATTTACATCATAATCAAAACCATAATCGCCCATCTCTTTAACCATCTTAATCTTATCCATATACAACCCCTTAACCATTGATTGATTCAACATACATTGAATCTTTAACCTACTACTATTATAAATCATATTACAAACTTTGTCAACATTATTTACAATTATTTTTAACACCCCATTACAACTGCATTTCATGATACAAAAATCACCATGTGTGATATAGTCCTGGCCCATTTTCCAGAACTTTTCAATTTTTACCTAGTTCTCACTATTTACCCTCCGCCAAAAATAAACCAGGCCCCAAAATCCCCGGCCCATCAGCCCTTCTCCCTGCCTCAAGTAGGGGGCGCCTGCCACCCTTTATGGCCTCATTGTAGGCGGAATACCTCATACTCCCAGTTTTGTCTCATATTCACCTTTCTGGGTCCTCAAGAACGCTTCTTTTGAGGACCCTGGATACCTAGGCCTGGTATTCTGCCACCTCAATTATTCACTTTATTAAGAAAAAGTGATAAGTACCCATGTACAGAACTAAAATCATGTGTTATAATTCTAAATGAGAGGTGGTTTAACATAATGACCGTTTCAGAGGCAAAGAAAGATCAGATAGTAAATGGCATCTCAGCCGGAATGCTCATGGAGGATATGTTCCTCCTGGCCCAGTGCTCTCCAAACGAGATCCTTGCACTCCAGTCTGATGAGTTCTTCCTCTCAAGGTGCAGATGCGCTGGTAAGCAGCTCGAACTCGACCTCCTGAGCACTTTGACGAATATAATCAGCATTCAGGAAGATAAAGGTAAGGACCACGGTACAATCTGGCTCCTTGGCAAAATCAACCCCCGCTTCTCAGACCGTCCTGAGATGGGGGATAAGCCCGGAGTCATCAATATCAACAATGACCCCAAGCCTCTTGCGGACTTATCCACTGTTGAGATCCATGAATACCTTGACCCACCTCCATCGGTTCTTGGCCCGGAGGAAAAGTACTGATGAACATCATACCAAGTGTTCATCAGTCAGCACTTCTTTCCGCACCCCGACAGTATCCCCGCATCCCTTACTACTTTCTCATTGGTGGTTATGGTTGTGGCAAGTCCTACAGTGGTGTACTGGCGATCCTAGATATCTACGCCCGCTATAATGGTTCATCGATACGTGTAGGTGTAGGTGGTACCTCACAAACACTCCTCCGCAAAACACTTCTTGCTGACCTGTTCAAGGTTCTCAAGGAAAGTGGTATCAAGTACAAGCATAATAAACAAGAACACACATTCATGATAGGTACCATTGAGTATGTGTACATATCAACCGCGGACCCTGACACAATCTTCGCTTACAACTTCAACATCTTCATCTGTGATGAGCTCGATGAACTCCCTCAGGAAAAAGCAATTGAGAGTTTCAAAGCTATTCAGGAACGCTGCCGTGTTATGCTCCCTGATGGCAGGGACCCCTATGCCATCTACATGACCACCGCACAAGGACTCAAGGGAACCTATCGTATTATCTTGGAGCTCCAAGAGAAGAAGATACCCTACATTCTCATAAGAGGGCTCACTAAGGACAATATAACCCTAAGCCCGGATTATGTAAAGCGCCTCTACTCCTTGTACACTCCCATTGAAGCTGAAGCGTTCCTCGAAGGCAAGTTCGTGAATCTGTACACCGGTCGTGTGTACCCTGAGTACAATGACTCTATTCACCTGTATCAGAAGTTCCCTGTCAAGGATGATGAAACTATTTATGTTGGACAAGACCTCAATAGTGGCTTCAGCAAAGCTGCAGTATTCATTGAGAGGGGAAGTTGCCTTTTTGGCATAGCAGAATACTCCTTTAACGTCGTGGCAGATGCTCCTCGTATCCTGCGAAAGGACTTCCCCTCTCAACGCATAATTTGGCTACCTGATGCCTCCGCCAAAGAAGTAATGATGGGCTACGCTTCAGAAATTGCTGAAGCTAACATCGAGCTGGTGATGCGCAACATCAACCCCTCTGTGACAGAGCGCATTCTTGTTGTTAACAAACTGTTCCGAACTGGCAAGCTTAAATTGTTTAAGGACATGAAGCAGTATGCACTTGGTCTCAAGACCCGTCAATTTGATGATGATGGTAAACCTGCCAAGGGTAAAGGTTCTCTTGCACCCGACCATATCTGTGATGCCGCGGAGTATGCACTCTGGTACATAGTCCAGATCTCCACGTATCTCAAAGAGTTCTGCGATGCACTTCGCATAGGAAGAAACAATGCAGCATGATTTTAATAAGATAGCAACAGAGACAGCCAACCCGAAATATATCCAAGACGTCTATGCCCTGCTCAGCAAGAATGAGACAGGCATAACTAAAGATGCAACAAGTGCACGTTCTCATTCAGTGAGTGACATTACTGATGTTCAGCACTTGATGTATCAGGAAACCCTGGGTCAGCGTGCTCTCAATGGTCACTTTCAGACCCTCGATGAGGTTATGAAAATCGGTGTATCTGATTTCAACAAGCTGACCAAAGATGGCTTCTACAATCCTATGACAGGCATTGGCACGAGCAATGACCCCTCCCTTTTCAATACTGCCTCTGTACCCCTTGCTTTGTCTCCCATGGAAGCAACAGCAATCTACGCATCAGGCGGACTCCCTGAACGTATCATCGATAAGAAGGGTAAAGGGATACTGATTAACGGTTACTCTTTCGCCTCAACAGATAACTTCTGGAATGAAGACAGGATCAATGCCCTTAAAGAAGATCATGCACAGAAATGCTTCGAGGAGAAACTCTCTGAGGCGATCACCGCTGGTTTTATTTACGGTGGTAGTGTAGCGTATCCCGTCTTATCGAAAGACTCGCCAGCGACCTTTGATTATAGCATGAAAGAATTGCTGGCTTCGGGGATGCTTCACAAAGGGTGTATTGACCGCTGGACTAACGTTGACCGTTGGAACACAGTCTTTGTACCCAACTACATTGTCACTGCAAAAGACTACCTCTTTGCGGAACGGTACTACATTCCCCTCGCAGGCATCTCTGTTAACACAGCCCGTTCTGCGATTATCCGTCCTAAGAAGTTGCCATACTGGGGAGCGATCCAGCAGATGGGCTGGGGCATCTCTGACTTTGAAGGGTACATGAGGTCGATACTGGGCTATCAGATCATGATCGCTTCTATCCCGATAATGGCCCAGCAGATGTCCCTCCTGATGTATGAAATGAGCCTTGATGGAACAATGGCTGCCAATAGTCTCTCCACCCTCAAAGAGCTCATGAAGCTCAATGATGAACAGATGAGAGCATGGTCCATGGCCAATCCCAAGACCATCAACGCAGCAGGAAAAGTTTACACGGTCAACAGGACCTACGCAGGGTACTCTGATCTTGGTGAACTGATGAAGAGTGATATCTGTGCACAGTCTGGTATCCCTGACTCTGCCCTCTTTCACACTCAGTCAAAAGGCTTTACCAACAATACTGAGGAAGAACTCCTGAAGCAGTCTGAGACCATCAGATTGGCTGCGAAACAGATTCTTCCTTCCCTTATGTCCATTAAAGACTTCTCTATCTATGATACCTTTGGACAGGGTTCAGAGGAAGCTAAGCATAAGAACACTCTCCGCTTCACCTTTGATAATCCTGTTGTTGCTACGGAGGGTGAAAGAGCAGAGTCTGCTGCACGCTTTGCTGCAACAATCAATTCACTGCATCAGGCGGGTATGCCTCTTGAAGCAGCAATCATGCAAGCACAGCAGTTCTTTAAGGCTATATCTGTTCCTGCAGCTGTTATACAGATGAGTAAAGAAAGGGATGAGAATACATACAACCTCGAAGAAGCAATAAGCAAGAAGAACGCCCAACCTGATAAGGAGCCAAAGAGTGGAAAAGCTGATTAAGAACGTAGCTATAGCACATTCTGGTATCTATACGTACACCCGAGGGGAAGTACCGACTCTTGGTCTTAACCTCATTGATATGCCTCAGCAGTACCAGGACATGGAGCACTTCAATGTGTACCGTCCTGGTTCAGTCATTGCAAAAGCAGCACCCCTCTATGCCCGTCAGCCCGTTACTGTTGAACACCCTGACTACGCTGTAACTGCTCAGAATGCGAAAGAGCTGATGAATGGTCTCACAGGAGACACCGCAGAAGCAGTGTACCGGGATGGTGAAGTTTATATAGACTCAACACTAACCCTTGTTGCCGAAGATGCAATTAAATATTATGAGGCTGGATATAATCAGGTCAGTCCCGGATACACTTCTAAAAGTAAATGGATGAATAAGGAAGGCAACTATAAAGGTATGCCATATCAGATCGTAGTCACTGATATCTCGGGAGTAAACCACCTTGCACTTTGCCAACGGGCGAGAGGTGGACCTACTACACGAGTTTTAGATAGTCAGGGAGGTAGCATGGCAAAGTTCAAATCGGGTCTGCTCTATAGTCTGTTGAAGGCTATGACGGGCACCAAAGACTCAGTATCGGTAAGAGAAGAACTTACTGGTATTACCAAGGACGGCGTGACAGAGGAACAGATTGTTCTTACTGTTGACTCAGTTCTTGCGAAGACGGCGGCTTTACCGGAATCAGAAGGACGTGAGAAACTCACCCGTTTCTTGGAAGATCTGAAACTGGCCAAAAGCTTGGAACCCTCAATCGTCACAGATGCAGTTGCAAAGACTGCAGAACTGTACGAAGCTCTCGACTCTGCTGCAGAAGAAGATGCCTCGGT